TGAGCAGTAATACCAGGAACAATCGCCAGTGAGATATTTAAAACCTCATCATCAAGAGATTGCATACCAGTCTTTGGATCAACAGATGCATCTCCAATTAGGGCAGTATTTTGATCTGTTGTATCAGTTGGAATTCCGTTATCACCACTAGACATACTAGTAGTTCCCGTTATCATCTTAGCAAATCTAGCATTCACACTTGCTTCAGGCCCAGCAGCACCGCTTGCTCCGTGAAGAACATTTAGTCCGATAGTTTGAATTTTTGATGGGAAAGATGTTAGTGCTACTGGGGAAGCGGCATCTGCCCCAGAGAAAAACATAGACCCTTGAATAGTATCAGATGTAAGGTTTTGCAATGACCCAGTATTAATTTTATCTTCAACAAAATCAGTATTAGCTACTAGAGAAACTTTAAAGTTCTCTTTAGCTACACCATCTTCATTTACAACAAGGTTAACATAGGGACCAGCTAAATTTTTAATTTCAATACTATTACCACTAGTATCACCGTTTGACTTCGTACCAGCATTATAGCCAGCACCAGGGTGTAATGATTGTGTTTGATACATTATACCACTTAGATCATTAGCAAGAAAGGTTGATCCAAATGCTTGAACAGCACTAACAGGTTGTGCAGTTGTACCGATAGGATCACCAGATCCTGGATCCATTTCCCGTAAAACATAAAGACCAGCGGTGCTACCGTCATCAGTAAAGGCAGCAGTACTATAGGCAGACACACCAAGGACTGTTCCTGATCCCGCATGGCTCCCGACCATATATCCAGTAGTGGATGTGTTTGTATCGAAGAAACAACCAACCTTAGCAGCATCTAATGAACCACCGACAATCTTTTTAATTGCAGCAGCTTGCCCTCCAGTACCCGTGCCCGCTGGGATACTATACTCTTTAGGGGTGCTAAACCCAGAGACTCCGTTATTATCCGTTACCTGAACTTTTAGGTATATTGCATTATCTGTGCCATAAGACCCAGCAGATAACTCAATAGCAGGACAAGATCCAATAGGCACAGATGCAGAAGCATTAGCAGCATTAGACCCAGCAGCACGAACATAGTACATACTGTTAGTTTGCTCTAAAATTTCTATAGACCCCTCAAGGCCTTGGCCTGTTATATTCTCACTGGGAGGTCCAAATGTGTCTACTAACTGATTTGGGCTAGTAATAAGAGTTGCCTTATTTACAGGCCCTTTACTAGCAAAACCTACAATTCCAACTACCGAAGAGTTGATAGTAGGTGCATACTGGGAAATATCCTTCTCGATGACAAAAACACCAGGACTTACATAATTTGGCATATATTAAATTCTCCTTTAGAGCACCCTAAGCATTCTTCTTACGGCTAATTGTTTAACGTGTGATCCTATATAAGACTCAGGAATAGTGGCTGACTGTCTCGGAGACAACCAGAGAGTTTCAGGCCCATTAGGTGTGACCACATAAACTTCCAATCCCTGCATAGAAATATTCTTAATTGTTTTCATATCGCTTCTCACGTAGCTCCTATCTACTTCTTATGTAGAGTATAAGCTATTCCAAAAACTCCAATTTTATTTAAGACGATACAAATTAGCGTTACTTTCTTAGCTCTATTTGTCCGTTGATTTCTTCAATCTTACCAGTTGATGTTACTATGAATGAAGGGTTTGGAACATAGGACTCAATTCTAAGTATAACCTTTTTAAGCATAACTCTAGAATCGGAATCCCCCAAAACTGTTTGGTAAGAATTTTCTTCTGAATCTATAAATGATTTAGTATCTTTATGAATTTCTGTTATTACAGGCATGGATGGGTTAAACTTTCTTCTAACTTGTTCTGCTAATTGATTAATATCAGAAACATATTTTCCCCATATATTGATTTCAAAAAATAAATTTATAGGTTTTGGTGCTAAACTTACTATTCTAACAGCTTTTTGTTTTTTATCGTCCCAATACTTGGTGTGATTAAGAGTTGGAAAATATCTTCTCCTACTTTCATCCTGTTTACTAGCTTTAGGTATTACTGATATGATTGGTAAAATTATGTTATCTTCAACATTAATCCTAGCCACTACCCTCTCTGCTCCTCCATAAATGCATTTAACATTTATTTTATTATTTCCCTCATCGATATAATGTAACTTAGAAAATTCACCTATAAGTGCGTTTAAAGTCTGCTTATGAATGTCACTAACACCTTTCCATGTTTTAGACATTTCTATGACTTTACTTCTTATACTAGACTTTTTAGTATTAATCATTAATCTTCTTCAATTGTTTTATTAGAAATTGTTTCTGTTATAATTAATCTAACTTGTTCTATAGTTCCCATATTATCACAGTGTTGTTATGTCTATTTCTGAGTGAGGAGTATATTCTATCTTCCCTGTAGAAGTAACTAAAACCTTTGGACTTGGTAAGTAGGTTTCTACTCGTAATTCAACAGTCCTTCTTAACATTCTATCGCTACCATCAGTATATGGGTAATCAGTATTATCAACTTCATCAGTCATAAATGCTTGAGTTGCTTCATAGAACTTATTAGGTATATTTAAACTAGGGTTGAACATTAAATTTATTTGTTCAAGAATTTGATCTAAGTCTTCCGCATACTTAGCCCAGATATGTATTTTGTAAACTATACTAACTGGCGCTGGGTAAAGAGATAGGAGTCTAACGGCTCTCTGCTTATTCTCATCCCAATACTTTTCATGTACAAGCACCGATGAATATCTACCTCTTTTTTGATCCGAATTAGAGATACCTTGATCAAAACTTATTATTGGTAATATAATATTGTCTTCTTGAATTTGCTTAGCTACAGATCTTTCTGGGTTTGCATATACCAGCTTTATTCCAATAATATTGTTATCGGAATCAACCCTATAGATTTCATTAAAAACTTTTTGAACAGCTTTAGTTACTTCAAGATACAGATTAGATATATTATAATCTTTATTTTGCATCTCTAATAGTTTCTCATACGCTCTTTTGTTTACATTGGAAAGAGACGTTACTGTTGAACTACGAGATTGAGTAAATGTTGCCATTACTAAGAACCCTCCCTACTATATCCCACAATATTTTCATCGGATACATCGGTAAGGGGAGTATCTTGAACCTCAGCAGAGTCTCTCAGGAGTCTAGCGAAACAGTTGAGATGAAACACGCCATAAGCTTCAAAAGAATCTTCTTGAACCTCAAATATTTCATACTTTTGTTCCTGAAAAGCTGGCTTAATAACATCTCCAGCCCAAGGTCTCCTATGGATAGCCCTCTCAATATAAGAGAGGTTGAACACAAAGATTTGATCGTTTGTAAGCTCAATACCAAACTCAGTTAAGTTTTCTTCAAGTGGAGTAGGATCGTAATGACCAAAAACAGTAATTGGATCCTTAGCTATAGGTTTATTCCTATCTTCCATGTAAACTGGATCGTAGTCACCACGGTAGTATTTGTAGTAAAATAACTTAGATCCAGACAAACGAATAGACTCCTCATCAACCAGATTCATCATATTAAGATCATCGCTACGAGGATCAAACAGACTTAGCTCACTCTCGGTGATGTCAGGTAATTGAGGGAGTTTGGTAGTTACTCTGTAATTTTTCTTGTTCGGCATTTAGAAAGTTAGGAAATAAGGTGGTTCTTCAATTTGTTCAACAAGCTCTATCATAAGAGCTTCTTTCTCAGCAACTGCTTCTTCTCTTAGGATCTGACCATCAAGAGTAGCCCCACCACCAGGAGATGGCATAGTGGAGAACTTACTTCTGTGAAGACCTAAGATTCCTTTACATATAGCTAAGGCATATCTTTGAATCCAATTCTTATAGGCTGGCTGGACTGTATCCGTATCAATTGCCCTATATTCAAGAATTACTCTTTGGGGGGTTACTACTGGATTTGGGGATAGCTGTAGATACTTACCATTAATCAAATCCCAAGTCCCCTCCTGGCTAAGAATCTTACGCATCTGCTCCAAATGTTGTTGCATAAGGTAAAACTCTCCAACAGAGAAATCAGAAAAGAGATGATTATCCTGGAAGTATTTTATAAAGAAGTCGAACTCCAAAGATCCCGCTTGAGACTGGATGGACAGTAGAGATTTCTTATAAACAACATACTCTAGATTTTGAGCAATGTATAAAGGTAATTCATACAAGTTCTCACCAGCAGACGCATCAAATACTGCATAGTTTCTAGCCCAAATAGGAGCATGATAGGTCATTTGGGTAATTGCTTCATCGATTGCAGTTTTTATTTGAAATGGAGTGAGTTCAACCCTAACGATTGGATGACCTAAACGAGCTAGAACAAAATCATGAATAGTCCTCTCAAACTGATTTAATTCTACTACATCGGTTAATTCATTATCATTTAACTTATCAGTTATTATTCCACCAGACGCAGAATAAGATGTAAGTTCTTGGCCCCCAAATTTACCAAAAGAACTGCCATATGGGGTTACTAGTGGCCTAGCTGGTGGGTTTACTGTTACCATTGTTTACTCTCTTTTTTCTACTAGGTGTTTTTTCCACCTTTTTTGGTTTACTAGGTACTTTATTTACAAAGTCGTAATTCAAAGGTGTTTTAGAATAAAATTCTTCACCTGAGTTTATTTGTTTAAGAGTTCCGTCCACAACAATATGGATAGAATTTGGATGAGTGTTTTTATACATTACCATACTCTTATATAGTCCATATAAACAAGAAAGGCTAGGAGCTTTTGACTCCTAGCCTTTCTTTACTTTACACTAGGGTATCCTAGTTGTATCCACCGATAGCGTTAGAGCCATGATGTGTTACGCGAGCGAATGGATCGATCATGTAGTTATCATTAACACCAACGAGTCTGATGATTCTGTAGAACCTACTTGCGGGCTGAACAGCAGCCTTGCCGTATCGGGTAAGAATACCCTTTCTCGGCTGGAAGCTCTCAGGATCCGTGATGGTTGGCAACTGTTGCAGTGGAATGTATGGGCTGTAAACATACCCAGCATCCATTGCATTAGTACCCTTATAACCAACGAGGATTTCATCCTCGGGCCAAAGCGGATCAACATACAGATCATACTTACCAGCGAACTTGCCCTTGTAAGTAATGGTGGTGCCCATGTTGGTAGGACGATCAGAGCCCTCAACTCCACCCTCAAGCTTAGCAGCACTTTCCAGCATTGCAGCAACGATAGGCGAAGTCACCAGAACCGTACCAGGACCACGATGAGTAGTTCTGTAAATGTCCTGACTAACAACATTTAGCATAGCCAGCAGATTAGCATACCTGTGACCCATGTGTTGAGCAGCCATACCCGTGGTAAACGCAGTTGCAGTAAGATCAACAACAAAAACGTTAGAGCCAGTAGCAGCGGCAGTCGGAACACCTGAATGATCATAGGTAAAGGACGTTGGTGCAAACCCAGTGTTTCCATTAGGATCCTTACCACCAGACTCACCGAAGCTATTCGGGTTAGGGTTATCTAAGGAATTCTCATACCAACCACCTTGACCAGCAAGCATAGTTCTCTGCAATCCACTTGGGTTGTAGGCAAGCATACGAACATCTTCCAAAAGCTCACGATCAATTTCGAGAGTAAGCTCTTTACTAAGAAGCTCAGTAAGTTCCCGCTCCAGATCCAAGTTGTGATATGCCTTCAGATCTTGAGAAGCCTCAAGGGTCCAGAGAGCACGCATCTTGCGAGTCTTAGCAACAACAGCCTGTTGCTCGATTTGGAAGCTGATCTCAGGAATGTCAGCACCAGTAAGACGCTCACCACCAGATACGGACCAACCCGTAATAGTGGTAGAATCAGGCCAACCAGCAATCTTCCCACCAAACGTAGTAGAAACAGAACCAGCATTAGCATCCAGGAAGGAACTCAAATCAAGAGCATCATGACTAGCGAGGTTAAACCCGCCATTAGCAGCACCGGTATTAAACATGCCAGTACCATCACCACTGAGAGCTACGTCATCCACACGCGAACCAATCTTCTCACTGGTAAGACCACGATAGGTCAGGTTGTACTTGCTGTAAATATTCTGAGTCTCAGTTCCAACCTTGTGACGAGAATGACCAAGATAGAAAATCTGGCTCACCGGACCAGACATCGGCTGAACACCAACAATGTTGTTGGCAATCAGTTCGGGATAAACCCTACGAACGAGGGGGAAAGCGAATTTCTGGAAGGTTCCGAGCTTACCGACTGTAGTAGACGCAGCAGTAACCGCAGCCTCATCCAGCTTCTCAGCCAGAATAGCCTTTGCTTGGTTCTCAAGCAAAGTAGCAGTCGTTCTACGTACGTAGTCGTTCTCGATACCGTCTAGGACTTTTTCCCACTTCTCAACTAGCGAATTTGCGCCACCTAAGTTATGCATAAAACGTTCCTTATTGAGGCATTAGCCTCATTGACTCCTCAGATAGGAGTTCAGTTTGCGAAGCCACAGATGCACTCGGTCCTCTTGGATCACCTCCGTTCACCGATGCTACATGAGCTTTCTCAGAAGATTTAAAGGGTCTCTGAGATGATTCTTCCAAGGACCTAACATCAGTCCTCAATCCCTTTACTTTATGGCTGAGACCCTTCTTATCTTCCGACAGTCGCTCTACCTTTTGGGTAAGTGCTTTAACTACCGTAGCTAATTTGGTATTCTCTTCCAAGATCTTGCTGACTTCACTAGTGAGGACATTGTTCTCCTCTTCAAGCTCCATCTGATTATTTGACATAATCTGAACAGCGTTATCCTCGTCCTTCTCCATCAACTCAGTTGACATTAGTGCACGAACGCTTTCGAACATTTGAGCGTTTCTGAACGTATCGTTCTCAAGCTCAAGTTCTCTGATAGCCTGTTCTTTAATTTCATCAACCTGTGAACGGATATATGAAACTACTTTTGTATTCAAGGACTTCACTTTGTTAGTGACCGCTTCATTGATAATTGTATCAACGATCTCTGCAATTTCTGTCACGGTGTCTTCAGTAAGACCTTCGGGAAGCAGACTTGCAATATTTTTCAAATTCTTATTCATAGGTTCCTATTTTTTTTGGGTATTCCCCCTAGACAATATGTATGTAACAATGGTCAAAAATGTTATATTTATTTAAAAATGTTAATTACTTAGCTAAATCCTGCCTAGTGTCATGGTGGCTAATTCTCCGCTGAACACTTCCAAGAGTCTTACGAGCATGACCTATCGCCGCAGCCCCTAAGCCAACACCTGTGGCGAGACGGGAAAGGTCTCTGCCTGACTTACGATCTCCTTCTCCTGCACCGCCTTGTCCTGCACCGCTTTCTCCTGCCCGTCGCCCCCTTGGCCGCCCTTGAACGCCCTGCTCAGTACTTCGTGCGTTTTTTCCTTTCCCCGACTTTGTCCAGGTCTTAGGATCGAAATCATCGTGCTCTGGGTCTTGTTTTGGATCGTAACGAGCAGCAGCCGCAGCCCTACTCTCTGCTGCTGCTTTATCTGCTGCTGCTTTATCTGCTGCTGCTTTAGCTTCTTTCTTCTGGTCCCACCGCCTTGCTGCTGCTATTTCTGATGCTCTTTTTCTTGCTGCTGCTTTATCTGCTACTCTACTTTTAGTTCCTTTTGGACTAATATCATGTATTGCAGTCCAATTAACTTCTAACAGATTCCTAACGTCATCAGTGGTTCTGTAGGATGTACCCTCACTTACTTTTTTTTTTGAATAAGCTTCCATCAAATCTCTAGCGTTATCAGTAGTCATTTCGCTCCTTTCCATTTCAGAAATGCTCTTACGAACATCATTAGTGGTTCTATAGGATGTGTCAGTATTTAAAGCTTTAGCTATCTTATGTTTTTTAGAAGCTTCTCTTCTTTTCTTAATGTCTTCATCCCTGCCATGCACACTTGGCTCAATATCAAAAGACGTACGTTTGATCAGATTTTTTGCAATAGTATCTTTTCCTTTTTGAGAAGTTTTAGTAATCTCTTCAACAGTATTCTTTTCTTCAATCAATGCTTGTAAAGACTCCTTCAACATTGAGACAAAAACCTTCTCACCAAGAACTTGCTTGTAGGCACTCTTAATTTTCTTCTCAGCTTGAACACTCTCAGTAAGACCAGGGAAAGCTCCCTTGACTGAA